AACCGGCGAGTCGCCGGGCAACACAGGATGGTGCTGTACGCAAACAATGGCCCAATCCAGGAATGGGACGGGTCAGCTACGTATGAAGTTCAGCACTATTATCGTAATGCGTGGGTCCGCCCTGAACCCACATGGACGCCGCGCTTCCGTATGAACACGAAGCGTTGGATTGACGCGGCATCATTGCTGCGTAATATCCCTTTTGGGCGGTTCAAAGCATTCTAACCTTTTAACTCCTTTTTAGAGAGGAAATACCATGGGTATGGTAACAACGGTGACGATCGACGGATTGTCGAGAGCGGACGGAACGACTACCCGCACCGTCACCATGCAACGAGTCGGAAACGTGACAAACGGCTTCATCCTCCGTGAGTCGCTAATCGGCCAGCCAAACCAGCAGCTTGCCCAGTCCGTGACCGTAAGGTCAACGGAGACGCCGGGTGCCGGGGGGGCGAATAACCCCACCCGTAACATTCAGGCGCACTGGGTCTGGCCCTACGAGGTGAGTGAGGCGCCCGGCGTGGTTGCCGGGACCATCACACTCAACAAGACAGGGTTGCACATCCCCGCCAACTGCCCCGCGGTCGTCCGTAAGGACGTGCGCGCGCAGATGACCAACATGGCGAACATCGGTGCTGGGACGTACGGCAAGGCAGTGATCTCGGATGCTCTCCTCAACGGCGACCCGCCGTATTGACAGCATCTTCTGCCTAGCCATCGCGTGCAGGGACCTTTCATCAGTTGGTCCCTGAGCGCACCTCCGTTTGGCTAACGGAACGTTCTTTCTCTGTCTAACCTACTTTTTAGGAGGTTGCGATGAATACTCCCTTCTTAGCTGTTGTGCCAATGTGTGGCGACCTTAACGGGTTTGCCTTTCCCTCGAGGCCTGAGGCACTTGTTGAAAGCGGACCGGTGATGAACCTGTCCGTCTGGGAGGAAGCAGCGACCGCTCGTGGGTGTAAAACCCCGCGTGACGTTCGACGCTTCGAGTATGCGCTCGCCGATGCGTTTAAATCGGTCCGGATCAAGGATTCCTCAGTTCTTGATCTACTCTGGGCGCTATTGGAGCAAGCTCCGGACACGCCGTATTCCCGGTTGATTACCGAGGTGCGGCTAGAATGGGAAAGCTTGTGTTGCGAGGATCGTTCGCTTACCTCCGATGAAAAGAAGGGGTGGAGTGTTCTAAGCCGGCTCATGGAGCTAAAGGTTGACCCTCGGGATTACTCCCGGGATGATGCCTATAAGCTGATGTGCGACTGGCAGTTGAGCAAGCTGATAGCTAAGTACCCCTTTAAGGGTGCGAAGTTTGCGGCGGACTGTGCAGCTGTAGATAAGTTCCTTTCTCAAGAGTTGATGAATGCCCAAACAAACGAACGGTGGGTTAACCCCTACCAATCGTTCGACGTCCATGATGTCCGGATTATCCGGAGAGTCCAGGATCGTCTTGCGCAGATTTTGGGGCCTGCGCCGACTAGTGAGGAAGTGCTGTCTATGTCCGAGTGGGGACCCGGTACGGTGGCTGGTTATTCATTCAGCTCCGAGGAAACCGGGCCTGAGTTTAAGTTTGCCGCAAGGCAGACCTATAGCTCAGGTCTATCCGACCCAAAAGTACGAGACGCGGTGGTAAGTATTTCTAACCCGCGATGGTCGACATACCTCAAGTCGACCTTTGGCCAAGAGTGTTGGGCCATTCCCGTCCCAGGGGACATTCTTTTCACCGTTTTAAAGGAGTTTAAAGTCTCACGTTGCGCTACCTCGGTTCCCTCGCTTAACGCGTGGTGCCAAAGGGGCGTGGGTAACATTATCCGTAGAAACGTGCGGACTTCTAGCGGCATAGACTTAGACTACCAGCACGCGGTAAACAAAGAGTTTGCTCGAATTGGTGCTGCGACGGGGATCTTCTCGACCCTCGACGCCATCTCTGCGAGCGATTCAGTGTGCCGCAACCCGGTGAAGTTTCTAGTCTCAAACGCCTGGGCTACTATCTTGCTTTCAACAGCAAGCAAAAGTGTCCAGCTCCCCGCCTGGTTTGTGCAGGACCTTAGTGGCGAAAAAGTGTTACATTCCTACGAGATGCTTGCCCCAATGGGGTGTGGCTTCACTTTCGAGTTTGAGTCGGCGTTGTTTCTTGCCGTATGTCAAGCCGTGGTGCCGCCATGCCTTACAAGGACAGGTAAACCGTATTGGAACAAGCACGTCGGTGTGTACGGTGACGACATCATCGTGCCTTCGGCATACGCTGCAGAGGTCACTCGGGTTCTCCAGTTGCTCGGAATCCGAATTAATCCTGCAAAAAGTTTCTGTGGAAAGGAACCTGGTTTCCGTGAATCTTGCGGAGGCGACTTCTTCCATGGAATACCAGTGCGACCGTTAACCATCACCAAGGCTTTAGACTGTGGACAACAAGTCGTTCGCCTGGCTAACCGCGTTCTCGAATGTTCTCAGGTGTTGCGTGAGGGTTTTCATGGTCCTAGCGGCCATGGATTTCGCCTTTACGCTAACCTGTACTCTGCCGTCGTCGGGGTTATACCCAGCGGAATGCAGAAGCTCATTCGAGGCCCATGGTACACCCTAGGGTGTCTGTGGACGGATAAACCAGGTCGGGGAACGCCCGATACAATGGAGGGTCAGCCGGTACGTTGGAAGACGTTGCGGCCTCCCTCCGATAAGTACGACCTCACCCACAAATCGTTCTGGCTCTGGGAAGAGTCTGGACGAAGTGGGTGGATGGCTCCACTGTCTGGTGATAACCTGCTCAACGCGCGGCTGTCCGGGGGTGGTACCCCGATGCGCGATACTCTCTACGCCCCAGGTGCTGTGATAGCACACTGGAGCTCACGTCTTAACGACAGTGAGATCATGGACTGGAGACGAGAAGTCGTCTGTCTTGATCGCAGGGTGGTTGAAGCAGTTGGACACGGTAATTACACGACGCTGCGCAGTAACGACGTGCCACCTGTGAAGGTGGCGTATACATCGTGCTTCGCGTCGTGGCGGTGGGCTGGGTGGGCAACCATCTAGCTTAGATTGCACACAAAATGCGGCTTAACCAGCCGTTGCCTCAAGG